ACCGACCTGGTAACTATCGATACCACCAGCGGCGCGCTGGTGTACAGTCTCTATCTTCCGGGCGGCGTGACTATGCGCCTGGAGCCTTCCCAGATAATCCACCTCAAGGCCTGGACCATCGACGGAATTAACGGCCTTTCCCCAATCATTTACGCGAAGGAGACCATCGGAACCGCGATGGCTGCGAATAAGCACCTCGGCGGCTTCTACGGCAACGGTGCAATGCCCAAGGGAATCCTGCAACTGGACGGCTCAATACGCGACGTAGACCGCCTCCGGGAGCTGGGCAACCAATTCGACCGCCGGTACAGCGGCTCCAACAGCGGAAAGACCGCCGTACTTACTGCAGGCGCCGAGTACAAGGCCGTAGGCATTTCGATGCAGGACGCGCAGTACATTGAGTCGATGCGCTTTTCTGTTGAGGAAATCTGCCGCATTTTTAAAGTTCCACCTCACAAGGTAGGCCACCTCCAGGGCTCCAGCTTTAACAGTTCAATAGAAGCCCAGAACGCCCAGTTCGTTAGCGACTGTATCCGCCCGCTTTGCGAGGCCATCGAAATGGAGTTTACCAACAAACTGGTAACCGGAAACCTGGAGTTTGAACTGGATCTAAAGAGCCTAATGCGTGGCGATATGCTGGCCCAAGTTCAGCGCAACGTATCCTACTGGAACATCGGCGCAATCAGCGCCAACGAAATCCGCAAGAGCGAAGGCCTGTCCCCTATCGAAGATGGGGACGAATACAACAAGCCTCTGCATATGTCACCCACCAACGATATTAATAATGGCACAATCAACCGAGAAGGAGATACGGAGCCTACCGCTTAACGGCGGCAGCCAGGAGGGCCTAATCTTTGGCTATGCAGCCAACTACGAGGCCTACGATATGGGCGCTTTTAACGAGCGCATCGAGCGCAGCGCTTTTGCCGAGGTGGACAGTTTCGACATTCACGCGCTATTGAACCACAACTACGACTACGTCCTAGCACGCCGCAATAAAGGCAAGGGCACGCTGGAGCTGCGCTCGGATGACCAGGGGCTGTACTTTGAGTTTACCGCACCCGAAACCTCCACCGGAAAGGAAGCCCGCACCCTAGTGGAGCGCGGCGATTTGGACCAGGCCTCCTGGGCTTTCACTGTGGCCGAGGAACGCTGGGAGAATGTAAAAGGCGAAAAGCCCACGCGCGTAATTACGCAAGTAGCAGAAATCTATGATATCAGCCTGACGCCACGCGGAGCGAACCCCTCTACCGCTGTGGCGATGCGAAGCCTGGAGAGCGCCCGCGCGGCTCAGGTCGAAGAAACCGAAATTAATTTAACCCCCATACAAATGGAAACAAAACCCGAAGGCGCCGAGAATCCAGGCGCTGGAGTGGACGCCTCAGCCTTCGCTGGTGGTTTCTCCGCTTCACAGAAAAAAGACCTCCGCTCCTTTAACATCGTTAAAGCAATCCGCGAAGCACGCAATGGCAAGCTTACCGGCATCGAGGCAGAAATGAACCAGGAAGGTATCGCCGAGCGTAACAAGCTAGGCGTGGAAAGCCGCGGCGAAGGGCAGGCTGCTATCCACATGCCCGAATTCTTGAACCGCGAAATGCGTACCAACACTGTAACTGGTGGAACTGCTGGCAACTTGGGCGGCGATTTGGTCTACACGGATCCAGGCAAATACGTGGATTTCTTGTACCCAAACACTCCCATGCTTTCCTTGTGCTCTGTAGCTGAGGGATTGACTGGAAACGTGCAATTCCCGGTACAGGACAGCGACTACACTCTAAACTGGAACACGGAAACCGGCGCAGCCTCTGCCCAGGACTTGACCTTCTCTACCATTACGATGACGCCTAAGCGTTCCGTAATCGCAGCCGCTGTATCAAATCAGCTGTTGGCACAAGAATACAGCCAGGGAATCCAGGCTCGTATGATTAACCAATTGAACCAATCCTTCAACAAAGGACTGGAGCAAGCAGTTTTGACTGGCACCGGTACATCTAACCAGCCCACTGGTATCTACACCGCTTTGAACGGTACCGCTCAGGACTTGGCTTTGGGTGCAATTACTTACGATGACTTGGTAGATATGGAGGCCTTGCTGGCTGCTAACAACGCTTTGGGCGGCCGCCTCGGCTATGTTACGCACCCCAACGTGGTAGCTAAATTGAAGAAGACCAAGGTAGACGCTGGCTCTGGCCGCTTCTTGGTAGAAGGTATGTTGGATCCAGTGCAAACTGCTAACGGATACAACATCTACAGCACGACCTTGTCTAAGAAGACCACCGGAACGCCTGACACCTACGGTATCTTGTTTGGTAACTTCGAAGATGTGCAAATCGGCTTTTGGGGCGGTGCTACTTTGTTGATTGACCCGTACACCGAAATGTTAAGCTCTACCATTCGCATCTACGTGGAACGCTTTATGGATATTAAAATCCTGCGTCAAAAGAGCTTCGTAATTGCTGACGACGTAACGATCTAATGACAACCGTCGACTTTACCCCTGCAGCTATTAACCTCACAGAGGTAAAAGCTTTTTGCCGCGTGGACGGCTCAGCTGACGACAGTTTGCTGACCTTCCTCTACAACGCCGCGTGCGATGAGGCACTGAGCTACGCGCAGGTAGTAGTCGGCACTGCAACTGTAACGGTGGTAACCAATTGGGAAGCTGAAATAACGCTTCCCTTTTGGCCCATCGGGGCAGTTACTTACGTTAAGGTGGACGGCGTGGCCGACACCGAATACACCCTATTGAACGGACGCCTGACCCCTTCCGAGGAAGGCGATAAGCTGGAGGTAGTTTACGCGGCTGGCTGGAACACCAGCACGCCAAAGGACGTAATCCACGCGATCTACCAGCGCATTAAATTTGGCTTTGACTACGGCGACGACTTGCCGCAACCTACGCCGCGCTTTTTTGACCGAGTGCTTTTCCGTTACAAGAATACACTGTGACGCTAGACCGCCGCATAACCCTCTACGCACCCACTGTGAGCACCAACAACAGCGGGCAAGTACTGCGCACCTTCGCGAGCGCTGGTACCTGCTACGCTATGCTCGTAATCAACGAGGCAGCGGGAACTGAGGCTTTTGTATCGGACCAAATGCAAAGCAGCGCCACCGTTAATTGGCGCGTGCGATACCGGACCGACGTCCTGGGCTCCTGGGAGCTGGAGTTTAACTCACAGCGCTACGAGGTAATCAGCGCCCTGCCTGAAGGCCGCAAGCGATACACATTGATTAAGTGCAAACTCAAGGACAATGCCTAAGCAAAAGGGAATTATTGGACTTGATGAGCTCCGCAAGAAGCTCCAGAATGCACCGGAGAAAATCCGACTGCAGGAGCTGTACGGTGCCCTACGCCAAGAGGCAACACCACTGCGCAACGCAGCGCGGGCTGCCGCTTATGAGGACGTTACCAAACCAGGAACGAAAGACCTCTTTAAAAGCATCAAGGTAACCCGCGCACGCGTCCGCGCTTGGCGTGACCAAATTGCAGTTTGGATTGGACCAGTGCGAGTGCGCAACCGCAAAGGTGATGCCCAGGCCTACCCATTTATGCAACTGTACGGACGCCGAGCAACTGGCACCAACAAAGGCTACAAGGCCATGGATTACATGGGCCAGGCATGGGAAGCACTAGGCGCATCTAGCCGCGCTAGGATTGATCGCATGGGCCGCAGCAAGTGGCAGCAACAGCTAAGACGCGCCCTCCAGTGAACTACTTGCAAATTATCCGGGACAAACTGGTGGCCGCTCAAGCGCTGCCAGTTTACGCTATGGCTGCCCCTCAAGGCACCAAGGTAGATCACATAGTCCTGCAAATGGATTCCATCGACGTGACCGAAACAAAAGACGGCTACCGCATGCAGAACATCAACGCGGAGCTGTACATCTACCAGGCTTCCGCTGACAACGCGCAAACCACATTACAAACCATTCGCACCTACCTAGCCGCGAATGGGAACAGTACATATATTTCCGCTTGGATGACAAACGCTCAGACGTTATTTAACCAGGACGAAGAAACCGTACTTTTGATCGCTGACTTCACTTTCACAATTAAAACTACCTATTAATGGCAACAAATTCCGGTACTGAGTTTCGGCTGCTTTTGAGCACCGACGGCACCACCTACAAAGGACTGGCAAACGAAACGGAGTGCTCGTTTGATATTACCAGCGACACCCGCGAAACCACTAGCAAAGACGCGGCGGTATGGCGCACCTACGTGCCTAGCGCTAAGGCTTGGACTGCATCCGGTACGGCTATCTTTGGCGATGACGACGCTGCTAAGTGGAACCCGGACGACTTGTACGATTTGGTAGGTACTACCGTTTACGTTAAGCTCACCCCTTGCACAGCTGGAGGCGTTACTCCAACTGTTGGTGAATCTAACCTCACAGGAACGGCTGTATTTACTTCTTTTTCCAGCTCACAGCCGGATAAGGACAACGGTACATTTACTTTCCAATTACAGGGCACCGCTGCTTTGGTGAAAGGAACAAACGCGTAAAAAATGGAAAAGGGGCAAAAATTCGCGCTGGGGGCAGCGTTACTATTTGAGGAACTAACTGGCAAGCGTATGGCCGAGGTTAGTGATGGTTTAGGATTAAGGGACACCATAGTGCTGGTTTATTGTCAGCGCTATTGGAACACTGAAGAAAAGCCAACGCTTGACCAGTTTATCAACGAACTGAGCGCTAACTCCGTAGAGGCCCTCCCGGCGCTTTTAAACGCCCCTTTTTTCCCGAAGGAGGCTCAGTAACATTACTGGGCCTCCTAATCGGGAGAATAGGGCTAAACAAAGCCGACGCGCTCAGTTTAACGGGCGCGGAGATTGAAGCGACGCTGACGGCTTTTAATGAAGGGCAAAAAGACGCCTGGCGCCGCACCAGGTGGCTAGCCACAATAGTGGCTAACTTTAGCGGGAATGCAAAAAAGGGAGGGTTACAACCTACCGACCTTTTTACATTTGATGACGAAAAACGAAGCTCAGGAATTGAGAAACTATTTAAGATAGCAAAAGATGGCTGACCAAATTATTTCACGCTTACTGCTAGGCTTAGATACCCGTGAGTTTCGCAACGGCATCCGAAACGCTGACCGAGAGCTGCAAAGCTTTTCTAAAAACATACAGAACATAGGTAACCTAATTGGCGCCAGCTTTGCCGTTAGTGTTATACAGGACTTCACCCTGGAAGCTGTTAAGCTTGGCGACCAGCTGACGGCGGCCGAACAAGGTTTCCGACGCTTTGGCGATGCAGCCGACTTGGAAGCGCTGCGCAAGTCAACGCGCGGAATGGTTAGCGACGTGCAGCTGCTCCAGCAAAGCATCCAAGCGGGAAACTTTGGAATACCAATTCAAGAATTGGGCAACTTATTTAAGTTTGCCCAAATGCGCGCTAAGGAAACCGGGCAAGCCGTTGACTACTTAACGCAATCAATCGTTACCGGTATCGGCCGTAAGTCGCCGCTAATCCTTGACAACTTAGGTATTTCGGCTGTACAGCTTCGCGAAAAGCTAGGCGGCGTAAGCGCTGAGGCGGCTTCAATAGCCGAGGTTACTAAAGCGGTAGCGGAAATTGCCAGCGAGGAAATTGGTAAAATGGGCGACGCCACTACCAACGCTACCGACGAGGTAGCTCAGTTTGGCGTGGAATGGCAAAACTTTAAGGCTGAACTGGGCCAGGATATTGGGCCCGCGGTTATTGCTACGGTTCGCTTCATTAAAAAGGAAATAAAGGACGCGGGCGAATTTGTAAAGGATTTAGTAGCTGGCTTTGGTTCGCTGCTTAATATGGCCGCTAAGGGCGTAACTGGAGGCGCGCAACTTGGCGCTGGTAGTGGCCTACTTAAGCCAGGCGAAATGCGCAATTTAGCGCAGCAATACTTTGACGCTACCGGCAACACAAAGGCGCCAGACCAGCCAATAACCAAAACCACTACCGCGGTAGCTGCACAGGCAACCGCTGTAAAGACGGCAACAAAGGCGCTAATTGATTACAACGCAATCCTAGAGCGTGCCGCCTCCATTAACTCCGACGTAAGCTCATTTTTTGATGACTTAAACGGCGACCTATTTTCCGGTACAATGTACTGGTTTCAGTACGGCGACGCTATGGCTGAGGCTTTGGACACCTCAGCGCTGGAGGATTTTATGACCTTTCACCAGGATATGGAGAATGAGGTTATACCTGGTATTGTTAACGTGGTAGCTGAATACAACCGATTAAATGCAGTAATAAACGCCACAGCTTCCACAATCGGTAACGTACTGCAACAAAGCTTCAGCGCTGCCCTGGTAAACGGTGAGGACTTTTTTAAGGTGCTTTTGGACGGCCTTAAGAAAATGGCGCTACAACTGGCAGCCACAGCCGCCGCTGCGCTTGCCTTATCAATAATTTTAAAGAGCATAGGCATAGGTGGCGGCGCTGGTATCGGCCAATTATTCCGCGTGGTAGGTGGCCAAATGGGCCTACCGGGCTTAGGCGGCTCCGCTTTTAACCCCAACACCGGACTAGTAGAAAACCTTAACTTTACCGGACGCGTAAGCGGCTCCGATTTGCTGCTAAACAATACGCGCAACCTAACTAATTACGGACGGAGCGGTGGCTAAGACCTTAGTATTTTACGCAAAAACTGCCCGGTACGACTTTAAGATTTACGACCTGGGCACCACTTACCAGGGCTTTGACTTTACGCCTCCCGTTGAAATTGGCTGCGCGGACTGGAACATCCAATACCAGCCACAGGATAGCGTACTACCTGGCATAGTACCCAGCACTTGCACGGCGCAGTTTTACCCTATTGGTAGTACACCGTCTTACGATGACTTCCGTACTGTGTTTTTTACCAGTACACCGGACTGGGTGCTGGAGGTGCACGAAGGTCTAAACGTAGTTTGGCGTGGCTTCATTACTGCCGACCTCGGCGAAATTGAGGTAATAAACGGCGAGCGCTTTGTAAAAATTACAGCTACCGACGGCTTTCAATTCTTAGATAAAAAAGCGGATTATTTTGTAGAAAATAAGGTATTGAGCTTCACCAAAACAATAGCCCAGGTATTTACCTTTTGCGAGCTTATCAATCTTTTTGATGACGGCTTTTATATTTCAGAGCACTACCAGCCAACCAATACGATCGCTTTTTTCACCAACCAGGGCGGAATGTTTGTAACGGGCACCAATAGAAACGGGCTAGTATTTTCCAACTTAGAGCCTAAAAGCTCCCGCCAGGTAATCCTAGATATTTGTACCGCTTTCAACTTGCAGCTTTTCCAAGACAAAGGCAGTTTGATATTTCGCAGCTGCCAGTACAAAACCCCAGCCTGGTACAACATTTACGACAGCGGCGGTTTATTCAGCGCACGCATTACGCCACCGGCTACAACCGTTACCCCGCTAGTGTACAGCGATGGCGTGGAAATGTACAAACCAGCAAACGCAGAAACGCGAATAACAACTCCTTACGTGGGCAGCTCTTATATTTGGTATGAGCCAACTACTTACCAGGAATACAACGCGGTAAACATAGGCAGCCCCGTAAGCGACGGCACAACTGAAATAGATTTTAATGGCTCCCTGCGCGCCAGGTACAGCTTACCCGCTTTTTACCCACCAACTAACCGTACCATTACATTTAAGCAAACATTCCGCTACAACGGTTACTATTGGACTGGCAGCGCCTGGAGTACTACACCAACTACATTAGATACTGTAGTAAATTTCCTAGCAGAAAACCCAAACCCAACGCCAGGTATTTTTGAAGAAACGGTAAACGTCAACAATTACAAACTAGACGATTTGCCCGCTATTGGCTCGGAGCCTTTTTATTACACCTTGACGGGCACCGGAAACGTTGGCGATTTAACCTTTGCGGCGCAGGCCACTTTTGAGTACAAAGCGGGAGCGCCTACCTACGTTACTTATATAGCAGACAACACCAGCCGCGTTACTGGCATAACTTTGGAGCTGGCTACCTCCTTTACGGATATTGCCCAAAGCGGAAGCACCGTACTAAACGGCAGCATTCGCTGGTATTCGGATGCAACCAGCACCACGGGCACCGGAAACGCCAACACAAAATGGGGCAACGATTTTAACCAGCTGATTGAAATTGTCGCCAACCAAATAGCCCGCAAGGCTTACCGCACGCAGCAATACTATGAGCTGGAGTTAGACGGTAACATAAGCTATAACCATACCTTCACCTGGGGCGGCGTTGACTATAAGCCCGTCAACTTGCAAATGCTGGAGCGCTCCACGCGAGTTACCTACCGTGAATTTATAGACGGAAACCTATTACCTTCCGACTAATGATAGCCTACGAACTGCCTAAAAATTTACAATACTATGCCTACGTTATTAGTAACGGCGGTACGGTAGAACTTAACCCTTGCGCTTTATGAATACCGCCACCTTTTTAATTACCTTAGCGTCGGGCAATTACGCCGGCTCTTTGTTCGCCACCTACGAGGCTTACGTCCTTTCTAACAGCGGCACAGTAGAGGCGCGGACTTGCACTATTAACGCCATTGAAAACCTGCTATGAGCCAATTCTATGACCTCGCCAGCCTGGTAGTAATCCCTAGCGGTTACAAGGCTTCCACTATCTAAGCGCAAAAGCCCCTCACCACAGACGGGCAGCTATCTTTTACCCGTGCTTCGGGTGCTACCCGTGTGGGGCCAAACGGCCTTATTGAAGAGGTGCGGACGAACTTGGTTTTGCAATCCAATGACTTTAGTAACGCTTCTTGGACTAAACTTAACGGAGTAACCGTAAGTGCTACACGTGTGGCTGACCCTTTTGGAGGTAC